TACAATAGAATTATCACAGTGGATGAATACGATCCACAATCAATCATTGTTAACGTAACAGCCAAAACAACATGATAGATAACGGCCAACTAATATCTTTACTGGTCAAAGACCAGTTGCCTGAGCATATTCGTGACAATGATGAATACCAAAGGTTTCATACATTCTTACAAGCATACTATGAATGGATGGAACAAACAGGTAAAGTCACCGAAAGAACTAAAAATCTCTTAACTTATAAAGATGTTGATACAACAACAGAAGAATTTTTAGACTATTTCACGAATGATTTTCTACCATTCTTTCCAAAAGATACACTCTTAAGTAAAGAAGAAACAATCAAGGTCGCAAGACAACTGTATCAAACAAAAGGCACTCATGCATCTTATGAGTTTCTTTTCCGTGTATTATTCAATTCAGAATTTGAAGTATTTAATACCAAAGAGGCCGTGTTCAAGGCATCTGCTGGTACATGGTATGTTTCAAAGAGTTTAAAACTTGCATCAAGTAACCGTAATTTTCTAAACACCAAAAATTTAAGAGTATTTGGTTTAGAATCAAAATCTATTGCCACCATTGAAGCTGCGGTTCTAGTTGGTGACAAGACAGAAATTTTTATCTCCGACATTCAACGTTTGTTTGAGTCTGGAGAATTTATCAAGATTGTTGATTCAAATAATCAAGATGTATTATTTGATGATGAAATACTTACTGCAAAAATTGTAGGTCAAATCAGTCAAATCAAAGTCAACTCGGTGAAACGTGGTTCTTTATATCAACCAGGTGATCCTGTTGTTGTTTATGATGGCATGGACGATGTTACTACTGGCGTTGGCGCATCAGCTTTCGTTTCAGAAACAACAAAAGGTTCTCTACAACGTATTACTGTAGTCAACGGTGGTTTTGGTTACTCATTGAAACCAAATACAATAGTGACAATACCAAATGGTGGTGGAGCCAAAGCAAACGTGTATGCACTAGCACAATACTTGCCGCCTTCATACACAATCGTAAATGGTGGCACAGGTTATAAAATTAACGATAGAGTGATCCATGATGATTCACCGTTTGCGTTTGTTACAAGTGTAGATGAAGATGGTTCAATCACAGGCATAAAATATGTGCCTTCTGTGAATGCTCAAGCTATTGTAAGTCTTACTGCAACAGTTGAGTCATCAAATCCATTGGCAGAAAATGCAGTGATTAAAACTGCTGCAGCCGTTGGTAACCCTCGAGCAAATGTTAGTTATATCACTACAGATGTTATTGGTTTTAAAGACGATATTATAATTGGAAACAGTCAATTCTTTTTTGCAAACATGGCTACTGCCAATGCAAACACCAGATTGATTGATGCTCTATCATTCTCTACACTAGAAACAAGTTCAATCTTTAGTATGATTGTTGACAATGGCGGCGGTGGAATTTCTTCTATACCAGAAATTAATGTGGTGTCAACCATACCAACAGAAGATGAGAATGATGTTTACTCTGCCGCACGTTCCGACATTGCACCTCTTGGTATCTTAGCACCAATTCAAATCATTAATGGTGGTGGTTGGTATCAGGCAAACGACAGAATAATATTCAATGGTGGTTCAGGATATGGTGCATATGCAAACGTGACCTCAGTAGGTGCAAACGGTGCAATCACCGGCATTTCTTACTTGTTCAATCCAGCTGATCCTTTTCCATTGTATCCATTGGGTGGCCAAGGTTACAAGAATGAATTTTTACCATCAGTAACAGTTAATTCAGCAAATGCAACTGCATCTGGTGCTGTGTTGACTGTACCTGGAATACTAGGTACTGGTGCAGAATTTTCTTTAGTTGTAGACCGTGTTGGTTCTGTTACAACCATTTCGTTGGACAATTACGGTGAAGATTATGAATCTCAACCAGGTGTGTCGTTAAAGGTACAAGATATTGTTGTATCAAACGTTGCTATTGAAAACTTGCCACGTAAAGGTGAATACATTTACCAAGGCCCAACAATTAACTTGGCAACATATACTGCTAGAGTTAATTCAATTTCATTGTTGGCTGCTGATGCAAACACCGAGTTGTCACTATACAACCTACAAGTGTTTAACTACAATGCAAACCCAAATCCAAATTTGATGTTGAAGATATTAGGTGAAGATAGAAACATCAACTTGAAAATGGCAAATTCTACTTTCCCACAGTTTGCAAAGTCATATACTTATTTCGATGCATCAGGCAATAGAACAGTATTTACAAGACAATACAACAAACAAGGTTACATCACATATGGTGATGGTTCCGCAAAGGCCAATGCAACATTCTTAAATGGTTTGGTAATTGGCCAAGGACAATATTTGACCTCACAAGGACAACCAAGTTCATTTGACATTATGCAGGACGATAGGTACAATAACTTTACCTATTTGATTACGGTTGATAAAGAGATTTCAAAATACAGAGAAGTTCTATTAGGACTATTGCATCCAGTTGGAACAAATGTCTTGGGTCGTTATGGTTTGAAGTCCAATAATCAAGTTGACTTACATGGATATGACGCCCTATATTCTGTTGAACCTTTGTCTTATCATCTTGGTTCTTATGTAAATGATGCAGTAACAATTGTAACCGACTTTGACAACAAGAGTAATAATGTAATCAGGTTTAATAATCTTCTTGGTGCTCCTTTAGACCAAATTGTTACACCATATCATACATCAATCAGCATTGAATCAAAAAATGGTCCAAATGTTTTTTCAAAAATTATTGATGTTAGCAACGAAGCAAATACGGTTACACTTGAAAGTAATGTTTGGTTGACCTATGCAAACGTTGCGGTGGTAACAGGTAATTCTGGTTCTAACGTACTAAATATTACATCATTGACTGGTCTATATGACCTGATGAATAATGGAAACTATAGTGACAGTGAATATCCAATAAGAGATATTGTTTATAAAGGTGATGTTATTCTTGTGGACAACAACACAAGTAAAACAGTCAACACAGTTGATTATATCAATGGAAAAATTTATCTAACAAGTAACCTAAGTTCAAATGCAAATTCTTATCTTGATGTAAAACGTACCTTTGTTGCAAACAGTACGTTAACCTCAAGTCAAATAAAATTATATGGTCCAATTGGACTAACATACATACCGGAAATCACCACAGAAGATGGTGATAATATTACAACAGAAGATGAGAAAATAATCCTATTGGGGTAAACAATGTCAACAGTAAAAATTTCGCAACTACCAGTACTGGTAAATTTAGATGCCAATACAGCCAACAGTTTGTTCATGGGTGTGGACAAATCTTCAGGTGTCACCGGTCAATTCACCGCACGAACTCTTGCTAGAGGTTTGTATTCAAATGAAATCTTGAACGTTGGTAATAACCAGACATTCTTACCAAATACTGTTGCACAATTTTATGCGTCAGGTAATTCATACATTCAAACCAACCTTGTAAATTCCAACGATGGTGGTACTGCCGACATGGTAATTACTGCCAACACAGGTACAGATACAACATATTTCGTTGATTTTGGTTTTGCAAATAAAGATTTTGTACCTGGCACAGAATATAATAGTCTAGGCACCGCAATTTTTCCGTTAGATGGTTACCTTTATGTACAAGGTGATGAAGGAGAACTTGGTGGTAACTTGACAATAGGTACAACCACAAGTAACACCGAAATTAAATTTGTGGCTGGTGGTTATAATGCAGGAAATGTAATTGCAAAGATTAAACATGGTGGTTTGTATTTGGTAAACGACCATACAATAACATTCTCTGATGGCAGTGTACAAGAAAGTTCAGCAATCTTTGCAGAATCATTTGCAAACGGTGCATTTGTAATGTCCAATTCATCATATGCAGCAGCCAATTCTGGTGCATCATTTGCTAACGGAGCTTTTGTAACAGCCAACTCTGGTGCAACTTTTGCTAATGCAGCTTTCACAAGAGCAAACTCTGGTTATGGTGTAGCAAATAGTGGTTCATCATTTGCAAACGGTGCTTTTGTTATGTCTAACTCTGCGTATGCCGCAGCAAACTCTGGTGCAACTTTTGCTAACGCAGCCTTCTTAAGAGCCAACTCTGCATATGCAAAGGCAAATGCTGCGCTTGCAAACACATCAGGTATATTTGATGGTTCACTAATCATTACACAAAATTTGGATGTTAACTCATCAATCAAGTTTGCAAATGCAACATTCACATCAACACAAGGTTTGGTTACAATCAGTGCATCGAATACTGGTGCAACTCAACCAACTGGTGGTGATGGTTATGTTCTACATATGACTGGTAAACATAACATTCCTGTTAGAGTGGTATCTGATTCTTTTGGTGCTAACGGACAACTTGTTTTCCCATTGTTTGGTGGTCGTGCAGCAAGAGGCAACGTGACAAATCCATCTGCTGTTCAAACAGGTGACGTACTAACACGAATTGGTGCAAGTGGTTTTGGTGAAACATCATATCAATCTGGTGGTACGTCTAGAATAGATTTTGTTGCAACAGAAAATCATACCGACTCAGCCAGAGGCACAGCAATTAAATTCTATAATGTACAAGAAGGTTCAAATACATTATCAGAAATTGCCAGTTTCAATGCAAACACAGTTACAATTACTGGTGTAGTTAATCCCGCAAAAGGTTTCATCTATACACCTAGAATTCTACAAGGTGCTCAGACCGCAATCACAATCGACTTTGCAACAGACTCTATGGTTCGTGGTACATTCTCAGCAACAGTAACAAACACACTCGCAAACTATGTTGCAGGTAAAATTGTTGAAGTATGGTTAACAAATACAGCAGGTAACGGACAAACTGTTGTGCATGGATGTTTGGCAAATAACTCAACTATTGGTGCAACATCATTAACAATCGCATCAGGTCGCTCAGTCTACTTAAAGTACTTTAGTATTAGCGGAGACAATGCAAATACTTTCGTTGCAGTAACATACGCTTAATAAATAAATCATGGCAAATAAAAATATACTCACAAACGATTCAAAGGTCTCTCAGATAGACCTGTTGTATTATGCACCAGTTGCAGTGGTACCACCAGCAATAACCACACCAATACATTCTTACTATTGTTTTTTGTCTAAGCCAACACCATGGGCAGATGATAATAATCCAAGCAATCCAACAACTGATTTAAAATCTATTAAACAGATTCAAAAGAATATTTTTGTTGCAAAACAAATTAAGACTAGTGACATTTCACCAGTCATTCAACGAATTGATTGGCAAGAAAATTTCATATATGATTATTTCCGTGATGATGTTGATATGTTAACTAAGGATGAAAATGGTTTTCTAATCAAATCATTCTATGTTAAAAACAGATATGACCAAGTTTTCAAGTGTTTGTGGAACAATAACGATGCGGAATCAACAAGAGAACCATACTTTGAACCTGGTACATATTCAGCCAACAAAATATTCCAAGGTGATGATGGTTACAAATGGAAATTCATGTATACCATCGACACTGGCCTGAAACTGAAATTCATGGACAGAGAATGGATGCCAGTGCAGGTGGGTTCAAACACACCAAACCCATTGGTTACCAGTGCAGGTGCAGGTAGTATAGACGTTATTAACGTCATTGATGGTGGGTCAGGATACGACACGGTCAATGCAGTTGTATATGTCACTATCACAGGTGACGGAACAGGTGCAACTGCATCCGCAAACGTGGAGTCTTTGGCGGACGGTGGTTCAATCAGAGATATTATTGTGGTAAATCCAGGTAGTAACTATACATATGCCAACGTTGCAATAACTTCCGCAATTGGTGGTAATGCAAACGTTACATGGTCAACATCACCAATCGGTGGCCACGGTTTCGATCCAATTTCTGAATTGGGTTGTGGTCACATCATGTTGACTACTGAGTTTGATGGTGATGAAAATGGTTTTGTACCTACAGACATTGACTACCATCAAGTTGGTATTTTGGTAAATCCAACAACAAGACAATACAATCCAAATCCAGCCAATGGTGTCATCTATAGTACAACAACAAATGTAGTTGTAGCACCAGGTTCAGATGCGGGTTACACACCAGATGAATTCATATATCAAGGCACTTTGGAGAATCCATCATTTTATGCAAACGTTTTGAGTTTTGATAGTGATTCCAACCTGATTAAGCTGATAAATACAACTGGAACTCCAGCAAATAACAGTCCAATATTTGGCCAAGATTCAAAGACAACAAGAACATTACTGTCATACAGTACTCCAAATTTTGCAGTTCATTCTGGTTATATGATTTATGTAGAGAATAGATCCGGTGTTCAAAGAAGTACTGATGGTATAGAACAATTCAGATTCGTATTAGGT